AACTATAGATTCACTAACCTTAGTTGTTTCTTTTTTCTTTGCCATAATATAATATATAATATAATTAATAAAAAAATAGGGCGGCGAACCGCCCTATCTTAAATAAATACTAGTTCAATAACATAAAGTTATTTGCACCTTGCACAACTAAACATCTTTCAGATAAGAAGTGCATCTCCATTGCATCTAAGTCAGAAGTTACAGCTCCAACAGATCCAGTAGTCCAAGTTTTCATTTTTCTATTGTCTGTTGCAGAAGCACGATATCTAACATGTAAGAATGGTCGCTTAAGGTTTTTACCTAAAGCTTGATCGTACACTGAAGAAACACCAGCAGGTATTATAACACCTCTAATAGCGTTTGTAGTGTCCATATCATTAATTAAACCTCTAGTTGATCTATCGTTTAAGTATTTCCAGTCAGATTTGTAGAAATCATAAGAACCTCTTCTAAATCCTGAAAAACCTAAGTTTAATGCCATATCTTCGTCGTTTTCAAATACTCCGTAAGAAGTACCTCCAGCGCCGTAAGAATTCATAGAAGCTAACATATCGTCTATCGCCAAAGCAGTAGTTCTGTTAATAAACATCATGTTTTCTTCAATAGCACCGTTTTTATCAAATTCAGCTAATATAGAATCAAACTCCGCTAAATCAGTAGCAGCATTTACACCAGTAATACCAGTTGACTCATTTCCTCTTGCTTCAATAGCAGCAAACAAACCTTCTGTACCAGCGATTGTACCAGTAGCGTTAGTTTGTGTTGCAGTTATCGTAACAGTAGCTTTTTTAGATTCAACCATCGCCATTTCTAAATAATCAGAAAAACGAGATTTTGTATCACCAGCTGATTTTAAATACCATAAATAACCACTTTGACCATCTTCACCAGCTACTTCAACCCAACCTATTTGAGAAGAATCTGATCCAGATATATCATATTTGTCTTTTATGATAATTGGCTTGTTGTCATAAGACTTAAACATAGCTTTGTTTGTAGAGTCTCTACCAACAGCTCCTTTTGCGTACTCAGAACCAAAAACTAATATTTTTACAGTTTGAGCATCTGCTATACCAGAACTAGAAGTCATATTCGCTCTATCGTAAACATCAACAGTAATAACACCAGTAGTTGCGTGTACAGATAACACATAACATTTTAATGTTACACTAGCGTTTGCTACAATTAACATATCACCAGCTCTAACACCGTGATCTTTTGTACTATAAATACTTGTACCAGGAGTTTGCCCGTCAGCATCTTTAGTAATAGTTAACGTTGTACCAGTATCACCAGTAGTACCCTCGTATGCAAGGTGTAATCTTGATTGTTCAGACCAAACGACTTGATCAGCCGTCATGGACTCTTCAGCCCCAACTTTTGAAAGAAAGCCACCGATAGTTCTGTTTCCAAAAATCTCAGCTTCTTTTTCCATTAGGTCTGGTAAGTATTGTTGTGCCCAGTCGTTACTGTCTCCTGTAAAATCAATATAAGCCGTAGCTAATGTTTGTTTTATAGGCGCAGCAGCTGGAGTCACATTTGAACTAATTGCCATAATATATTTTTTTTAAATTGTTTAACTTTTCTTTCTAATTTTAAAAGATCTGTTTTTCATATCAGAAGAAGTTTCACCTAAAACTTTAAATTTAATTCCACCAACATTAGTCTCACCATGAGTTTGTCTAGGATTTAAATTTATATTTTTATCTTTAGCAACTTGATTTTTTACCGCATCAGATTTACCTTGCTCATAAAAGTGTTTTGCAATAGCATCTGCATTCATTGCAGTAAATAAAGATTTATGATAACCCGCGGCATCTTCCATCATTGATGTTTCTTTATTAACAAATTTATTTACAAAATTATTAATATCGCTTTGGGTTGTTTTAACCTTATTAACATCTTTAACATTAAATCTATAAGTTTTATCTCCAACGTTATATTCAAAACCTTTGAATTCGTCATTAAATAAATTATTAGTTTTATTTAAAAATGTTTGTTTATTTGCCTCTGTTATTTTCTTCTGTTCTTCAGATTCTTTATTGTGTTTATTAAAAAAATCAATAGCTTTCTGCTGCTCTTCAGTGAGCTTGCTTCCAGCTTTAATTTCTTCATAATATTTAGACTTTTGCCCGTCTAAATAGGCTCTAGCCTCGGCAACTTGCTCTTTGAGGGCTATCTTCTTTTTACGTATTGTTTTGTCATCATCAACGCTATCGTCATAACCAAAATTATCTTCTAATAAGAAAGATCTTTCTTCTGGCGTTAAATGAGATTTAGTATTTTTATAATACTCATCTAATACATCAGAGTCGTCCATTTTTTCAACGTCTCTATTTAAATTTACGTAGTCATTTATATCACCACCAGTTTCGTTCATAAAATTAATTAATTTACTAACGTTTTCTGGTAATTCTTTACTTTCAGTTTTTGATTCTGCAATTGGCTCTGTAATTACTTCTTCTATTTCTTTTACCTCTGTTACTTCTTCTATAACAGGTTCTTCTTGTTTATTAGAATCTTCAACTTTAATTTCTTCTACTACGTTTTCTTTTTCCTCAACAACCTCTTCTGGTTGTTTAGGTGGTTTACTTAAATCTATTTTTATAACGCTATCGTCACCAGCGCTTTCAAATTTAGATTCATCTATTGTTTCTTCTACAACCTCTTCTTCTGGTTGCTCTGTATTTTCATCTGTTGTTTCCTCAACAGAGTCAGTCACCTCTTCGGTAACTTCTTCGTTTAGTTCTATCATAATAAAATTTTATAAAATATTAAATATTAACGGGTGAATCTTTGCATATTAGCCCCTCCCGTAAGTATATCATTACCTGACGACTCGAAATTTTTAGTGGAATCACCCTGTTTTCTTTGCTCTATCATTTCTTTTTGGTGAGCTGCTTGCATGTTTATTCTTTGATCTTTTCTATCTTCTTTATAAATCTCTTTACTATTGTTAATTTCCATTTCTTCACTTTTGCTTTGAGAGTTTAAATTAAACTCAAACTGCATTAACTCTTTTTTAGCCTGAACTTCTTGTTGTAAGTACTGTGCTTTAAATTGACTTTTAGCTTGTTCTAATTGGGTTTCTGCCTGCACTTTAGCTTGAGATTTTTGCATTTCGGCTTGTGCTGCCATTTGTTGTGCTTGAGCGTTAGCCTGTTGCTGCATTTGCATATTTTGTTGTTGCATTTGCTGTTGCCTTTGCATTTTCTTTTTTCTTTTAACTTTAAGAAGTTGATTTGCTAGTTTTATATTTCTTACATCTCGTAAATCTATAGCATCATCTAAATCTATTGATTGCTGCGCTAAAGCTGCTTGTATATTATTTTCTAATATTTGTTTTTCTTCTTCGTCTGGTAATAGTTCTATAAATATACCAAAATCATAAAGATGTAAATTTTTCATTTCTTCTAGTGTAGCAACATTATGCGCACCTATAGCATTTATAAAAGCCTCTTTAGTAGGAGAATACTCTATTATATCAGATATTCTAATAGATAAACACTCTGCAGCTTCCGCTGTTAAATATAACATAGATTGCAATATATGCCTTGTTGCTGTATTAGAATTTGCAGCTGCTAATTTTTGAACACCAACTAAAGCGTTTCTATCTGGCGTTGCAGCATCTCTAGCTTCGTTTAAACCGGTTGTATCTCTTATCATTTGTAAATAATAATTATAAGTGGTAATTAAACTTTGTAATTTACCACCATTAACACCATTATTTATTTGTTGTATAGGTATTTTACCTGGATTCATATCACCTTCTGACGTAAAGCTTCTACCAACTATACTACCAGTTTGGAAGAACATATTTAAAGCTTCTTGTGGATTGTAATTTGTTCCGTTACCTAAATCAACCTCTGCTAAACCGTCAACGTCAAGATAAACACCATCTGGCACCATTCTTGCCATTACTTGTTGTAATTTTAAATGAGTTAACTGTATCATATCAGCAAAACCTGTTATTCTACCAACTAAAGACTCAACTCTACCTCTATACATTCTTGGGGCAACTATTTGATAACTCATTTTAACTTTACTAAAATCAGAATCAGCTCGCATCATATTTTGCATCATTTGCCATTTTAACAACTTATCGCAACCTATTATATAAACCCCTTCATAAACGCATTCAACAACTCTTTCTAATTTACTAAACTCTCCATCCATACTTTTAACAGGTGGATTAAACGAGTCATTTTTTTCTATAATTCTTTCAGCTCCACTACCTAAAGTCTTTAACTTATAAACATCGTTCATATGAGTTTTATAATTAAAATATAAAACCTGAACTTTATTTTTATCGTAATTTGAAAGATAGTTTCCATTTCTATATAAACTACCACCTGAGTTGTTTGTTATTTCTTTAATATCTTCTTCTGATAAATCTGGAAACTCTTTTACAAGCTCATTAATAGGTATTTCTTTTACCTCTCCAACATAATATATGTCATCAAAATATGGAGACTCAGTATAAGAATAAACAAGATTAGCTGGATCGACATATTTTACTTTTGCGCCTTCAGACCAATCAAATGTCGTTCTAGTAGCACTAATACCTAAAACAGTTAAGTCGTATAAACATCTTCTTCTTATTAATTCGTAATCACTACCTTCCATTAAAACGTTTATAGCCTGTTCTTCTGCTAATTCTATAGATTGCTTGTAACTTAGCTGCATGTGTAAAGCTAGTTCTTCTTCAGATTCTGGTAAAGTTTCAGGATTATTTTCATATAAGTTCATTTCTAAACCTTGCTTAACCATATCGTTAAACTGCTTAGCCCTCATATCTCTTAGTATAGATTCCATGTACTCAGTTCTTTTATTAACTCCATGTTGATCTTGAGAAAAAGCTTTTATTTCATAACTTCTTTGAGACATACCGTTAACGACTATATCGACAAATTTAGGTATAATTGGCACAGGCTTCCAATCTAAATTAAGATAAGATAAATCACCGTTTATAGATAATTCATTTTTATATTTTTGAACTGGTTGTTCTCCTCTAGCGTATAATCTTAAATAATGATAATTATTTAAATTACCATCATATCTAGAGGTAGTACCGCTAAACCACTCTTGTTTTATAGCTTTTGCAACTTCTAATCCATATTTTTCAGATAATTTTTCTAAATCACTTACCGCTTGTGAAGGAAAGTTTGTGCTATATTCTATCATACTTTGTTAGTTATTATTTTTGATTGAAAACCATTATTATTATATTTAGACATAGTAATATTTAACGGTTGTTTTTTTATTTTAGGGTTTGGTTTATATAAATGTCTATTACAAGCCATTATCGCTAAACCAGAGCTTATAGAAGCATCATGCTTAGTTCTCTTATTTATATCAAACTTAGACCAATCGTTTAAAGTTTCATTAAAGTACATAGTACCATAAGTACCGTCTTTTAGTAAACCAATGTGGTCATTAATATACATTTCAATAGCAGCTGCATGCGCTTGTTTTATGTCTTCGCTAGAATTTGGTATTCCACCAACTTCTTTTTCTGATGTAGATAGTTTATTCCAAACTTTATCAGGTCTATTCATACTAAAACCTCTATATCCTCTTCTACGTAAATAATACAACAGTCTAGGTTTATTATTTTCAGCAAGTATTGGCATGCCATAAAATACTAGTGACATTAAAACATCTTCAAAAAATATTTCAGCCGTCTGCGGTCTTGCTATGTATTCTAAAAAGAAAGTATTAGCTGGAGCGTCTTCCATTGAAAATTTAGTTAATCCATGCAAAGCTCCTTTAGATCCTCTACTATCTACTGTTCCAGATATATCGTATGAGTCACAACCAAATGCTCCTACGTGTTCATTACCTGGATATTTTATACCGTTTTTTATTATAACGTTATTTTGCATCTCTGCATTAGGTACCCAGCTTATTTTAAATCTACCACCAGGATCTGGATTAAAAGTAACTAACGTATCTTTTTTACCATTTAACCACTGAAAATTACCAGTTGTTGTTACAGAAGAATTTTTATTGCCTTCATTATAATCTATTTGTTCGTATATTTTTATAAGATTAAATAAACTATTTTTTGTTTCATCTCTAAATGCATGTTCTTCAGTTCTTGGAAACTGTCTGTAAAATTCATTTAAAGCATCCTGATCATCTTTAAGTCCATCTGCTTCATTCTCCCAATGGTCTATAACACCGTAATCTATTTCTACGTTATGTGGGTCGTATGTTTTTTCTTTAGGTGTATTAAATACTGGTTGACCATACTCATCAATAAAACCTTCGTAGTTCCACTCCATTGGAATAAATAAAGAATATAATCCAGATTTTGTTTGTCCATTACGATTACGTTTTGTTACGTCAGAATTATTATATAAATTTTTAAAATTATCACCACCTTTATCTAGCGCATTTGAAGTAGATCCCATCATACATTTACCAACCACTCTACTACCTAGTCTTAAACAAGTTTTTGTAACTCTCCAGTTATTTTTTATATTATCAGGTCTTTCCCATTTACCACTTTCATCGTGTACTAATAGTGAAAGTTTTTCACCATCATAACTGTTATCACCTGTATTCTTCCAGTCTATAGTTGTGTCAAGTCCTTCCATGTCATCTTGTTCTTCTCGTTCTCTCATTTTTTTACGAGTAAACTTTTTCGCAGGCACTCTATAAGCGAGTTCGGACTTTGGTCGGTCCATACCGTCCTGTATTGGTTTAAAGAAGAAAGGGTAATTTAAACTAATAGGTACTACTTTATCAGTAAACATCTTTTTTGCATCAGCACCAGTTTTAGATAATATCCCAAATCTACTATCACTAGCTAAAGTCGCTAAATTAACAGTTTCAGCTGAACTCATAAATGAAAAACCAGAACGTCTATTTTTTAAATAACACATTCCATAACTTCTTCTATCTGCTTTACAAGCCTCCCAAAATATATAAAATAATCTATTTGCTTCTCTATAATCTGGAGCTCCAACATCTATTTTACTCCACTGTAAGTACATATAATGTGTACCTGTTATATAAGTTGGTTTACCATTATTCATAAACCAAAAACCTTCTTCTCTTCTTCTAAACTCTTCGTCTATATATCCATAGTGCTTTTCTTTAAAATCATCTGGATATTCTTGCCAATCAAATACAGTTTTAATTCTTTTAAAATCAGGGTTAGCAGGAAACTGTTTCCATTTTTGTTCCTTCTTTATTTTACTACAGCTATATATTTCTTTAGGTTGTTTAGGTAAAGCTATTTGAAATCCTTGTATTTCTATAATTTCACCAATTTGACCGCTTTTACTAATAACAACAATATCACTTTCTTTGTTATAACCATACTCCCACTTTTTAGACTTATTAAGTCTTTTTATGGTATTTAACTTTACAGGTTCTACGACCTTAACTAACGTTTGCTTATACATTATTTAGATCTACCTTCTGCGAATCCTTTGAATTTATTCTCCTTTTTTTCTTCTATTGGCTTTCCTTCTAATATATTTTCTTCTTCGTGGATTCTATTTAATATTTCAAATGCGTCAAATATAGCTAACTTTTTAGTTGCTGCTGCATTTTTTAGTCTATCAGCTGAAACGTCATCACCTGAATCTACAATAGCTTCTTTAGCTACTTTAATTAATTCTTCAACTGCTATATGCCCAGCTTGGATTATATTCTTTTTCGTTTCCTTGATATTCATATTTAATTGTAATAAAATTGTTCATAACCCTATATAATCTTTGGCCATCTATAATAAATTCGTATTCACTGTTAGGTTTAAACCCAACTAATTGCTCTTTTTCATAAGTACCATCAGAGTATTTAACTACACCCATTAAAGGCCTTTCACTTTCAACGTTAAAGTTGTCTATAGATAATAAAGGTTTTACAAAACTAAAATTTGGCATTGCTTTCCAGTCTTCCCGTTTGTAAAGAAATATTTGATCTTCAGTAATTATGTACTTATTATCTTTCCAAAAAGATTTACTATTTCTTTCTTTACCTTTCATATCGTGCCATCTTCTAAAAACATTATGGTGTACTATAATTTCATCACCTATTAAAATAGGTGTTTTATATAGTAATGGTATGTCAAGAACTCGTGCTTTTCTATTTACAAACTGATGGTTATATACCTCAGTATTTAATACAAGCTCTTTGTCACCTATTTTTTTAGAATTGTTATATCTTTCACCTATTGGTGATATTATAAACTCTTTATATGCTCTCATTTTTTAACACGTCTTTCCACAACATAATCTCCAGGAAAAAAGTAATTTTTGCCAGGTTTCATTATTTTAGTGTTACCTAAATTATCGGTTCCCTCAACTTCAAAATCAACATCTTTCATTGTTATGTTTCCACTAGGTATTATATTAATATCATTATTCACATCTGGGCTATTTTTTCTATAACCAGTTGTTGTTACGTTAACTTTTAATAAACCTTTTAGTGGGGATTTTCTCATATTAGTATTCTAAATTATATTCTACAGATATAGCCATATTTTTGTTAAAATCTTTCCATGGTATAACTACATCACCTTTTTTTATGTATATACAATATTTATCTTCTTCTTCTATTATATCACAAATCTTATGACCACCGTAAACTTCTTGATCAACAGCATAATGCATGGAGTCATTTTTGTAATCTTTACCTATAGTTATTTTTCTTATGATATTATTTTTCATCTTTTGGCCAGTTAATAGTTCCATCTGCTATATTAACGTCATAAGAACCGTATTCTTTACTAAGAACATCTTGAAAGTCTATAACGTTTTTTTGAGACAAACCTAACTCGTGTAACAAATTATGTTTTTGACCTTCTAATTTACCTATATTAAATTGTATGTTATTTATTACATTTACTACTTCTTGTAGTTGTTTTAAATGTTCTTTAGATATTTTATCTACTTTTGGTTTTAAGTCAACCAACTTTTCTTTTTTTCCCATTATATTTAATTTAATTTAATTTTTATTAGCAAGCTGATACACTAGATACAACACCGCTTCTATAGTTTACGTTAAAGTATCTTCCTCTATCTGGCCCAACTTTAAAATGTTTGTTATCATCTACTAAAAATCTAGTATTTAGTCGCTTTCTAGTGTAAATTTTGTCAGCTACTTGAGGAAGAACACCACTACCATCATGGTAGTATGTTATATTAACATTAGAATTATCAAGGCTACAGGCGTCACTGCTTTGTAAAGCTGAACCTTGGAAAGCTGTAAAACCCGAGGCCGCTCTAACTTCTTTAATTCTTTTTACTCTTACTCCACCTGAAGTTTTTCTAGATGAAATAGTTTTAGATATAAAATTAAACATTAGTACCCAAAGTATAAAATTGCACTACCAGTATCACTGTCTTTTATCATAACTTGTGACCATCTACCGTTTATAGTAACTCCAGCTGGAATTTCCACATCCGTTATAGTATCTAAATTAGTAGCTAGCGAACCACCAACAGCTTGACCATCTGCGTACATAGTTCCTCCATCACCCGTGCTATTAGTAACAACAGTTGTTCCAACATGTTTGGCGTTAGATTGATTATCTGGGATCATGTGAGTAAACTTACATGGCTCTATAACTACTATAGAAACTATAACCATTCCGTCTGGCGGTATAAATCTACAATTATCGCTATTTAAAAATACGCTACCTAGTTGCCCTAGACCATATGCTACATTTTGTGAATTCATAATTATTTTTTATTATTTAGTTGTTGTTCATTTTTCTTAGACGATCCGCCGAAAAAGAAATCGACAACCGTATTTACTTTAGCGCTCATAGCACCGAATATTGTTGATATAAAGCTTATTTCAAACTCTCCCATTTCAATATCACCCATCACAAAGTATCTAAACATCATAAAACTTAATCCGAAGTATGCTGCTGTGAAAAGCGTTGCCAATATTTTTTGAATAAAAGCATCGTCTTTATACATATCTCTAGCGCTCTTTCTGTCTTCAACTTCCTTGGCGAAAGCTTCTGCTTCGGCTTCGAGTAGTACTCTTCTAAGAGCGAGCTTTGCTTCATCACGCTCTTTGTCTGTTGTAATAACTTTATCAAGTATTCCTTCTGCATTGTCTACTATCTTGCCGAATAAGCCATTTGCAATTTTTCCTATCATCGTTCATTATCTTTTATCATATCATCGATAGACTTATTCATGACCTTATCGGTGTATGATTGGTTAGTAAAAAACACACTCTTTT